GTATAATACCCTAATGGTAATATTAAAAATAGTAATCCAAAAAACTTTATCGTTTCCATTATTTAATCACCGTAAATTTATTGGCTTTTATTTTATTATCTGTTTCTAAAACAAATATATAAACACCTGGTTCTAAAGTTTGATGTGATTCATATACACTTACTTCAGGTAACCAAACACTTGGTTCATTTGTGAAATCAAATGTATGTATTCCTTCACTAACAACTTCATTTAATAATGTTCCAATGTATTGTCCATTAGAATTTAATATGTAAAGTTTTACCATTTCTTCTTGGTCTAAGTAAAATTGAAACTTAGTATTTTCTTTGAATGGATTTGGATAGTTATAAGTTATCTCATCATCTGCTGGTTCCCCACCACCAAATGCCCAATACTTATTCCACACCATTACTTTACCACTTTCTCTTTTCATATTTAAATCATCACCATTTGGATTACCTGCTGCATATTTACCAACAAATCTAATAGGAGCTTCTGTCCATTCTGATTCAGGAAAATCTGCTCTAAACATTAATCTTAATGCACTCATTTGTTCAGTAACCCAATAATTATTTGGTGAATTACCTGGTGAATAATCCATTCCACCAAATCGTACTCGTTGCCATCCCTCTTCTACTTCACCTACATTAACATAAGTCATCCAAGGGCCTGGTAAATTACCAGTCTTCATATCTATAAAGTCCAACTCATCTACTTTAAACTCTACTTCAAATTCAAACCCAGCAATATTAATATCTTGTGTTGGTGTGATTGTTAATGGTACTTCTATAATCTCACCACTCTGAACTCTTACGGTTGAATCTGCAGGAAATGATAATAACACATCATGGTTTGTCATTAACTTTTGTAAACTTTTGTTATTATCCGATATTCTTGCCCATTCATCAGGTGCATCTCCATTACCCCAACGATAATATGTTGTTCCATCTACGGTTGGTGTAATTGCAGTTCCATTGTTATCAACTTTTAAACCTGTTAGGTTTACATCACCTGTAAAGTAATATCCAATATCTGAATCATTATCGGTTCCAACGATATCTACTTGTTTAGAACCATCTTGTGTTTCTGTATCATTGAAGTAATAATCAGGATTAGCATCACTACCAAATGTAGAACTACCTGCTCCAACCTTAATACTTAATACATCTAATCTGGTTTCAACATCATTCATTAATGGATTTAATCTAATAATACCACCTCCATCTGTAGTTAGTGCTGTAGTTTCTTGGTCTAAATCACCATCAACAAATATACTGAACTCTCCTCTTTGGTTTCTTGTAAATCCATCATAATCTTCTTTGTAAGTATAAGTGTCATCACTTCCATTTAAATTATCTATACTTGACCATTGTTGATAACTTTCACCATTGTAGTGTGTGTAATCTGTATCGAACACTCCACTTGTGTATGCCCATAAGAAGTAGGCATCATTTAATTGGAACTTATCATCACCATCCACATCACCAACTAAATATCCACTTGGTGATTCTATTTCAATATTTGTTTCGTTATCAAATTTATTTGATTGGAAATTAAATCCTGCAATTGCATCATTGATGTTTGTAATTGCATCTCTATCTAATAGATAAGTGGTATGGTCTCCAACAACATCATCTGCTTCTGGTGGCCAAAATGATACTTTATATCTATTGTTTCGTGGTAAAGAAATATTGAAGTATCCTTTATCATCTGTGTATGTCCAATACGAATAAGTTACATCTTTAAATCCTTGATTCTGAATCTTTTGGTCTGATGTTGTTCCTGCATTTTGTTCATAGTATCTCATATGTTGATATCCTAATGCGAAATTTCCATACTCATCGTGAGTTCCCATAACATCATCGTTTAAAGATTCATCTGTTAAACTTGTTGGATAATTAATATCTCGTATGTTTCTCCAATTAGAAAGGTTATCTGGATTAGTTTCATCCACCTCAAAGATAACTTTCATCATTGCATATTTGTTTTGTGTGAAAGATTCATCATTATCTTTTGTTCCATCTTTATCAGTATCAATCCATTCACCAATGTATCTTAAGTATCCCTCAAGTTGTACAAGTTTTGGATGTAATGTGATATCACCACGAGCTCCACCATTATAAGTTCTTTCTGCTGAATAATAATCACCCCAATTACCATCAATGTAAACTTTATAATCTAATAAATAATCATCAGATACATAAGTGTAGTATCCTTCTGCACCATCATATTGAGTTGCAACTCTAAATGCTCTTGGTGCAAAATCATCTACAACATCATTGATTAAAAAATTAAATTTTACGATTTGTTTTTGAACTCCATCACCACCACCAAATGTTTTATCTGGTGTTCCATCGTTATCTGAATCAACCCCATGAGATACTGCGGTTATTCTTAACCAATCGTATCTTGTATCAGTTATGGATTCTTCTAATAATTGTGTAGAACCACCTACTGCTAATGAATCTTGATAACCAACATTAGAATAATGAACTACTTCAAACGAGTAGTCTGCATTAGATGATTCATCACCCTCAGTCCAACCACTTATGTGTGAACCTTTGATTACCTTTGAGTTTCCTTGACTCCAAGCATTAACTGATGTTTCACCACTCTCCACCCAAGTGATTAAATCATTATCAAATGCAATATCTATTCTGAATGTTGTTACATCTGCACCATTATCATCTAAAGTAACTTCCATCTCCAATATTTTATCTCTCCAAATATCAAAGTTATTGTTATCTTCAGCTGGTTTAGTTGTATCTTGTGCCAAGAAATCATCTAAATCTTGTGTTACCGAGTCTTTCCACCACATTTTTGGTGTAGACCATGTACCTAATTGTTTAACTCGTATGATTGGTTCTTGTGCGACAGCGATTCCGACAAAGGCCAATAATAAAAGCCAATTTAAAATACTCTTCATGAGTGTTCCTTTATATGTTGTTTGTAATCGTCCCGCGAACTATAACGGGTATTGGTGTAGCCTTAATTTAGTTCAATAATAAATATAATATATACTAAAAAGATGATATGATTATACATCGAAACGAACCACAACTGTCGTGGTTGTATCAAGATTTAATTTGACTGGTTTTGCCAAACTTCCTATTGCCATTAACTCATTATTATCATTATATAAACCAACTGTAGTTAAATATGGTTTAAATTCTGAATGAGTTGCAAAGTTTTCATATGATGAAGCTGCGTTGTAAAGTGATTTGAAACTACCTGTTCCAGCTCCACTTGGTTGGTCACCTGGTGGGAAGAAGTTACTCATAGAAACAGTACCTTCTGCTAACGTTAAGCTACCACTCCTGTCGAGTGTAGCACTAATGTTCATTGTTTTATTAAATTCATTTGGTTCAACCTCAACAAGATATTCGTGTTCATAAATAGTTTGAGTTGCTTTGTATTCTAAGTTATGACCTGTATTGGTTCCTGCATCACTATATGAACCTGTATCTGTTATTATGATTTGTCCATGTTCATATATAATATTACCAACTTCTGAACCACTTCCATTAGATTGAACACCTTGTCTTCTATCAAATGAACTTGACTTGAATGCTGCGAAACTTGCTGAATGTGTATTATCATAGATGTTACCATCAGAGTCATCTCTTAAATCATAAGTTACTCCATTAATAGTAACATCTAATTTTACACTACCTGGTTTTATTTTCTCACCATATAAGTTTCTTGGTATTGTGAATACTCTCGCTGTACCATTAAGTTCACGATTCATTTTATTAGAATCATTTCTACCAAAATTACCAAATGGGTCGGATTTTCTTTTGTAATACAATTGATTTACAGAGTGCCATGTTGGTAAACTATAGAATGTTCCTAAACTGAATTTACTTGCACTTGGAATATATGTTCCAAATGATTGAGATGCAGCTGAACTTGATAAGAAGTTATAAGCAGAACCACTTATTGCTTTTAAAGCATAATGTCCACTACCACTATCGTTATTAGTTAAACGAAAAGTTTTATTAACTTCAAATGGTTTAATTGACTTATTCGATGGGTCAATGTTTTTTAACATTTAGATTTCCCTTAGAAGTCGAGTTTAACCTTAATTATAGCTTCCCTTGAGTATGATTTTAATATTGGTTTACTTAATTTAGCAATCGCCAATAATTCATTATCATCATTGTAAAGACCTACAGTTGTAATATATGCTTTAGGGTCTTTGTAAAATGTTCCTTGAACAAATCCACCATCTGAACCAGTAAAGTAAGTAGGATTAGCACTAAAGTTATACTTCTTATTATTTACCCTACAGAAGAAGTTAGTAGAACTAATCTCTTCCTCTCTACGAACTTGGAATTTTCCACCATCTTCTAAACTCTGAAAGAATTTTGCTGGATTATTATCAAATGTATCTGAACTTCTTGCAGTACCCATTGAAGCACTTGCATCTACTTGAGAAGCATCTAAGATAATAATTCCTAAATCAGGATAGAAATTACCAAAACATCCACCTGGTTGATTAGTTGCTGTTGTGTTAACTACACCAACTCCTGTTTCAAGTGAACCACTAACAATATTAAATACTCTTCCACCCTCATTGACTGTTGGGTTATTTGAAGCTCCACTATCATCAATCAACTTAAGACCTGTAGTGCCAAGTTTTAATTCCCAATTACCTGGGTCAATCTTTTCTCTCATACGAGCTCTGTTAAATGATATAAAATAAAAATCATTTGAAGCTGATGTGTGTGATGTAAAGGTAAATTTATCTGTGTTTGGTGGTAATATAATGTTTCTAAATTGTCGATACATTGTAGCTGTTTCTCTACCACCCGTTGTTAATTTAGTTGTATTACCTGCTGAACCACTACCATTAATATTTGCATATCCAATATCAAATTGAACTTCTGCTGTTGTTGGTGATGATGCAGGGTCTTGATGATAAACACTTACATGAGAAGCACTTACCGCACCTGCAGTAGATGAACTAAAGAATGAACTTAAAGTTCCTGTTCCACCACTAAACAATCCACTCGATACTTTGGTTCGTTGGTTTTCAACTACATCGTTTTCAAAATCAAATCTTGTAAATACTGACATCTCCTACTCCTTATAGTCTACTTGGGTCAGCTTTAATAGTTACTGCTACATTAAATGTTGCACCACTATCTAAACCTACCACGGTTACGTTTGTTGAAGATTGTGTAGTTACAGAACGAGAAACGATATTCATTGATTTACCAGTTACAGTAATTGCTCTTTTTCTCTCTTCTTCTGCAACGAATACGGGAGTAGTAGCACCTGTGTTTACTTGTAAATCTTCAATTTCTTTTCTGATTATAAAATCATCTTCCAATCTGCTAATTCTTCTAGCACCTCTACCTGCGAATCTTGGGGCCATTAATCTACCACCTACTTCTGGTGGATTAAAGCTTGGTATAGCTCTTCCCGCAGGACGACGACGACCTGAACGTAAGATGAGTCGCTTATCGAGGGGAATCATGTCTTTTTTAGCCACCACAACAGGTGTTAAATTTGCTATTGTTGCATCATGTAAAGTGAAACTATATCCACTTTCATTATCACTACCATTTCTTGTATTAGGTGTGATTGTCTGTGTTAAACCAGGTCCATTGAATGTTAAACTTGGTGATGGGACTTCAAGTATTGGAAGTTTAGCGGTATTCTTAGGTAAAGAAACCAACTTATACCTCATAACTTGATTCTCATCAACAAAAGCTTCCAACAATGGCATGTTCTCGATTACAGCTCCATAGTAATTACTACCATTTGGATGAGCTGTATCCCACAAACTGTAATCAATCTCATCGTCTGCTAACGCAAACTTTGTGATTCTGAACTCGTCTTGCCCTCTTGCCAATAATTCTCGACCTTTTTTGGTAAGAACAGCATCAACGGTTACGCTTGTATTATTTAAAAATCCCATATTTTACTCCTTTGATTAAATTGAGATGGATAACCTCATAGATAAATATAAGCAACCTACGTTTTTCATCAAAATATTATACATCTGTTTTTAATTTTGATTCACCACTATCGGTGGTAACCAATTTAGTAGGTGTGGTTATAGTTATCTCAACAGGTTCTCCCCCATCAATTGTATTATCTTTTGTTAATATATTTCCTTTATAAAAAAGTCTAAATAGTTTTGAATCGTATGCCATACTCTGAAATTCTGCTGGTTCAAATGATGAACTAAGTGGTGTATCAGTTACGGCATCTAACGAATTTGCATAAATTTTATTTTTAATTTCATTGTGTTCACTTATCCTTGATGAACTAATAAAGGTTTGAAGTGTTTCTGTAAATGAATTAGCACTTCCATTAAATGTAACACTTGCAGTTGCGTATAAACTACCATATTCACTTCGTGGGTCTATTTCTCCCAATCTAACTAATGATGGTAATGATATAGTTCCAAGTGAACCACTTTCATTATTATGTACATTTAATACTCCATTGGTTGGTTTAGAAGAATCAGATTGTCCAAATAATCTATACTCACCATTAAAACTGAATGGTGGGTGACCAATTGAACTTGATTCTCTTGAACTTAATTGTAATCCAAATTCAAAGTGTCCTGCATTTTCATAATATACGTTTTCAAACTCTGGTGGCCTACCAACTACTTGTTTACTTCTTTCTAAAACATTTGGTTCTATCAATACACCCAATGTTGATTTAGCTCTTGCTGGAACCATCTTTCTTAATTGTTGCCAAATTCCACCATCATAAAAATTTATAATTCTTAGGTAATCCCAAAAGTTATTCGTACGAGAATATTTTTTCCAATAAGTTCTTTGTATAGAACCTAACCCTCTATAAGTATCTTCATATTGGTCTCTTGGGTCTCCAACATAATCATCAAAGTTAAAATCAGCTATACTATATGCAATATCCTCATTAACAATATCTGTTGGTGAAAAATATATTCCTAACTTATTACTATCAATTGGTGCAAAATCTTGTGATGATTGTTCTCTACGAACATTAGATGCTAATGGACCACTTAATGTTGTATCTTCAATTCTAATCTTAGTTGCGTTTCTACGATTCGGACCTAAGTTAGGAACTCTTAATTGTTCTAAATCTACTAAACTTCTAAAATTGTTATCAGTAAAATTGTGAGCACTTGCACTCGTGTGATAAGATTTAATATATGATTTATCTTGAGATGCACTTGTAAATGTTTGATAACTAACATTATTATCTAATGGTAATCTGAAAATTAAATTATCATAAAATGATGAAGTGGTATTACCATTATATGTTTTTGGTGCTCTAACATGATTCTCAAATACACTTTGTGATAATGGTTCACTCCATAATCTGAACTCCATCATAGAACCACTAAATTGTGTTCCAAAGTTTGTACCATCACCACCAATATAAAAATCTTCACTACTTGAAAATGCTGAATTAAATGCTGCACCTGCTGCAGTATCACCATCAATATCTATACTCTCACTTGATGAGAATAATACAACTTCTCTTGTGGAATCATATTGTCTTGTGGTTAATTCATATTTAATATCTTGTGTGATTGTATCAGTACTTAACTCTAAACCACTTGATGAAACTCTGGTCAACATTACACTCCACATATCATCATTGTAGAATGGATGTAGTGATGATGTAATATATTGAACACCAGTAGAAGCACTAACTGCAAATCTTAAATAACCATAATCATCAGTTGCTCCGTTATCTTGTAATTGGATTGCCCATTTATCACCACTCTGTACAATTGTTTGGTCTTTTGATTTAGGACTCCTAAATCTAAACTCTACCGTCTCTGGTACTTTACTACTTACTTGTTTCCAAGGCAATCTTAAATATTCACTTGATTTAAAATCTAATGCATATGTAAACTTTCTTTTTATTTCATAATTAACCGCTGTACCTTTATCAGGTCCACCATATTCTCTAACTCTTAATATAGAACTTGGAATACCATAACAATTTAGTAATCCTTGTATAGCTCTTTTTGTTCCTTTTGTTTTCATAAAGTATGGTGTGTTTGCTAATATTCGTTTCCATATTTCTTCTGTTACTTCTTCTTGTGGTGATTCATATAAAGCACTACCATCAGTTTCTTTACCTAATTTATAATGTGGTAATATTAATAAATCATTTCCATTTGTTACTTCAAATCCAGCACTTTTAGCAACTTCTTGTACGATATCTTTTGAGATACCCTCACTTAATTTACTTGTTCTTTCATTAATATCAGTAAAGTGTCTTAAGTAAACATATATCTCATCAAATTGTTGTCCAATCATATCCATAAAGTTCAAGAAATAATTGTTTTCTGTATCTGCAGTAACATGAAGTGGTAAGTTATTTACTAATCGTTCACGATTTAAATCATCATACGTTTTAGCATATCCAGTCCAAGTACTATACCAATCTGTTGCAGAGGAAGCACTTGTATGTGTTAATATGTGTGGTGATGTTGAATTATCTTTTGGCCAAGATGCATCGTAGAACTCTCCTACTGAACTTGATACATAAGAACCACTCTGTGTGTATAAATAATTTTCATAAGGGTCAAATGAATTTATAACTCTTCGTTTTTTATTATCATATTCATTTATAGTTCCACTTGAACCTGTAACATCATTTAAAGATAAACTCTGTGAAGTATAGGTTTGTATTAAATCTATTTTCTTTTTAAAGTTTTTAATTCTTTTTTCTGCACTTCCAAACTGAACAAAGTTTCCAAATCCATAATCAGTAACTAATGGGTCTATGGAATCTGTTCGTTTTGAATAATCTACATTTACTTGCACATCTAATAAACTTGATGATAAAATTAAATTTTGAACATCTTCTTTTACACCAGTATCCGTTCCTATCAAATCGTTAAATGAACTAAAATTAGTTCCTCTAAAATTAACAGGATTATTTACTGAATTAAAATCTGGTAATCTTAAAAATAAAAGTTCTTCTTCACTATCTACAAATTCAAATAATTTAATT